CGGTCGTACATGCCGCGCAGGCGGGTGCCGAGCAGGTCGACGGCTTCGTCGTCGCGGCGGGAAAACAACAACACCGTCGCCGCCGGCCAGAAGAGCATTAACCAGAGAGCGAAGCCCAGCACCAGCCAAGTCAGGCCCAGCTGCCGGGCTTTCAATATGACCATTAGCCGGTTGGCGGCAATGGTCTGGATGGTTTGGATTTGCGCAGGCCAGAGGTGGAACGGCACCCACTCGCCCGTCACGGCATCGTAGATCTGGCCGTACGTGTCCAGAAAGTAGGCGGGCGACTTACGGCACTTGTGGATCTCCTTGCGGAAGCGTTCCATCTCCGGGCGGCTGTACGCGACCATTTTGCCAGTCCTCCAGTTCCTTGTCCGCGACCACGGTTTCCTCCAACGAGAATCCAATCGGTCCGCCGCCCTTGCCCGTGAGCCGGCGCTCTTCGATCGACTCGGGTTCACCGCGGGCGGTGCGTTCAAGCTTGCTGGCTTCGGTGAAGTAGCGCGCCACGTCCCCGGCAGACATGTCCTTCAATTCCAATGATTTCAGGCGCTCGACGGCCTTGGCTTGCAAGGCCATTGCTACTTGGGTGTGGCGCTGGTTCATCTCCGCAACGCCTTTAGCATGGTCCTCGCGGGCCTTCTGGCGTTCGTGCGCGTCCCACGCCTCGGCCCGCTGCCGCCAGCGCCAGCGTGCGAATGCTCGGCTCCAAGCCCCAGGGATTCTTGTTTGCCTTTGTTTGCCCCGGTTTGCCTGTTCGGTGTTCACGGCGCCGAGAAGCGTCCGGCCTGCCCCAGTGAGTCGATAGCTCTCAAACCGAGCAAACCAAAGATTCGGCTCACCCGGTTGGCTTTCCCACGGCTCAGCTTGAGGCGCGGTGTCGGCCATCCTTCGGTACCCAGCGATCCTGCATTAGCTGGCCAAGCGTTCGGCCTTTCGTCCATTGAAGCGTTGCCAACGCTCTACAATTACGTCGCAGTAGAGTGGGTCAATTTCCATGAGAAACGCCCGCCTTCCCGTTTGCTCGGCGGCGATCAATGTGCTGCCCGATCCACCAAAAAGGTCCAAAACATTCTCGTTGGGACGACTGCTATACTGCATCGCCCGCGCCGCCAGTTCGACGGGTTTTTCGGTCAAGTGGATCATTGATTGGGGATTGACCTTTTTGATCGGCCACACGTCCACAGCGTTGGGCGGGCCGAAGAACGTATGCGCCGCTCCTTCGCGCCAGCCATAGAACGCCCACTCATGATTGCCCATGTAGTCCTTCCGGGTCAAAACGGGATGCTCTTTCACCCAGATGATCGCCTGGGAGAAATACAGGCCTGTTGCCCTCAGGACCGGCGGATAATTGGCCACGTTGGCATAGCCGCCCCACACGTAGAACGCCCGTCCCGGTTGGAGCACGCGAGCCATGTTGCCGAACCAGGCGTGCAGTAGCTTATCGAACTGGTCCTCGCTGACGAAATCGTTAGCGAGCGGCCGGTCCTTGGCTCGCAGTTTTCGGGCGGTGGGTTTGGCCTTGTCCGGGTGTCGGGCGAGGTCGAGTCCCTGATGATGCGTCGTGCCCTGGAATGAACTCAGCCCGGCAGCAATGGCGTTGTTACTTCGCGGCTCGACACGGACGTTGTACGGTGGGTCGGTGTTGACGAGGTCGATCGTGGTGCCGTCGAGTAGCCGGTCCAAGTCTTCAGACTTGCCGCTGTCGCCACATAAGAGGCGATGGTTGCCGAGAATCCACAGATCGCCCGGCTTGGTGATCGGTTCGTCGGGCGGCGCCGGGATCGAATCCGGGTCGGTCAGGCCTTGCATGTTCAGGGCCTCGGGGTCGATCTTGAACTCCTGGGCCATCTGCTCCAGCATGGCCGACACGTCCGGCGACTCGAACGTCAGGCTGGCGAGGAGAGACTGGAGGTTGTCCTTATCGGCTGTTGCCATCCCGGCGAGCGGGTCGAGCGTGAGCAGAACCTTCTCCGCTTCTTCCTCGCTTAGGTCGGTCACCAAGATGGGAACGATGGCATCGGGTGTCTCTTCGCGGCGAAGATGGCCGTCGATAAGTTGTAGCCTGCCGTCCGGAAGTTCGCGCGTCAGGAGCACGTCGGCATAACCAATTTCGGCCAGGAGTCCGCGAAGGGCGCTCCTTTGGGACTCCGGATGGACGCGCCAATTCTTCGGATGCGGCACCAGGTCACCGGCACGCACGCGGCGGAGTTCCTTGATGCGGTCGCGGATCTGCATGGCTCACCTCCGCTTTGATTGTCACGGCCCGGCAGGCCGACTAGGGCGAGCCAACAAAAAAAGGCCACGGGGGTACGCGGCCCCGCGTGGCCTTCTTTGTTGGCTGGTGTCACGGGCGGTGATCAGCCGTCCGCGTCGCCCGTTCAGCTGGAGCCATTATAACTGGAGAGATGGGGAGGAGAGCAAGCGCGGATGACTTCCGAAACAGAGAGTGTGCCGTTGGTGGGAGTTCGATAAACAGCGGGACAGCTTGAACTAAACAGTGTTCTGGGACGCATGAGTGTTGTCTTCTCCAATCTCCCAACTGCTGCGAATGCTGACTGTGAACCTTGGGGGGCTGGGAATACAATCAGACGATCGGGACGGCCGGTACGTCTTGCAAGCGTGCCGGCCAAGCGGCCGACGCCGCGACGCCGTAGCTCCAAGCGGCTTCGTGGCCGAGGCCGGCCCGACAAACTTGGAGCAGAAGGGATGCCAGACCACACGCCGCTCGGACCGCGTATTACCGATGTTCAAAAGCAAGCTGCCACGACGGACGTGGAGGCTTTCTTTGACAATCTTGATTGGCGGTCCGGCGACATTCTTACGATCGTCATAGCAGAATTTGAAGCAGTGATTCAGCAGAAGGGGCATTCTCTGGCCTGCGTCCGGCAGCTTTTCGGTCACTATCTCACCGAAGGTGTATTCACGCGGGCCGAGCAGTATTTAAAGGGCACGACCCTCTGTTGGGGCGGCTTTGGGCAGGAGGTCACGCCGGGGGTTACGGTTCCGGTATTCAAGGTCGCGCATGCTGATTGGTATAGATACTTGGCTGAAAGCCAGAGGGCGTCAGAATCGGGTGATATCCCGATGCCGCCCACCGGTGAGGTGACGCAGAAACGAACTCGCAACCGAAGAAAGCGAATTCCCGAGCTTCTCTTGGCGCTCCTGGAGGACGATCACACCCACATGGGCAAGAGTCAAACGAAGTTGGCGGACATCTTGCAGTGTAATCCCTCGTCGATTTCCCGAGCCTTCTCGGATGAGGAGTATGGTCCCCGTCTCCTTGCACTATACGAAGAATATAGATTGGAGCCGCCGACCGCCGATCAGATTTGACCCTGTGCGTGTAAGACTTAGACGCACAGACGCACAGCAATTTTTGGAGAATTCTTATTCCTTTAAGCGCAATGTTTTGCGGCAAGCGCGCCATTTCCTTGTGCGTTTAAGACCGATTTCGTGCAATTCTGGCTCACTTATAAACGCCAACAAGTGAGCTACCATGAAGCCCCATAACTTACCTTGGAACGAGCGACCCGGCGTCTGGTTTGGGCTGCTTTGGCAAGCACTCGAAGAACAGGATTTCGGAAAAGCCGCCGAGGCCCAAGAGAACCTGGAACGGCTTGGAGTCCGCGTTCATTTTCAAAAGCTTCCTCAGCCCCTTCAGGAGCGGATCCAGCAACCGGGGACGCCCAATGCTAGCTAACCCTCCTGCCGCGAACGCCCGCGGCAGCGCGGCGTGGCAACCGGCGCTCGGGGGGATAGATCAAGAAAAAGCCCGGCGGGCTGCCACCCAAACCGGGCAAGAAACGGAAGCTGAAATGAGCATACCGCCTGCCCCTTACGTCGCCAATAGGCTTCCGAGAGTCCAGCACGACTCCGAGCTGTGCGGCCTGGACATCGATGGCCAGCCGCTCTGTCGAGCCTGTCGCGCCTTGGATCACACGCGCCCCCACCTGACCGACCTGTCCCCGCGAGAGCAGGAGCGCTATCTCAGCACTTACTCACAGCAGTGGCGAGATGACCTGCGCCGCCCTTACCACCTGCCCGAGCCACTTAGCGACGCCGAGCGCGATCGGGTTCTGCGCGACTTTGCTTGCTGCCCGGAGCGCTGGCAGCTCGTCCTGCTGCCCCTACTTCTCCCGATTCTGACCGGACCCATCGCGGAGATCGCCGCCGCCGTGGCCAAGGAGGTCTATCGTGGCCGAGCAGCCTGACTATGTGCGCGACGCGATCAATCACGCCCAGCAGCGAGGCATCCTTTCGTCGCAGAACGGTACACAGCACGAATCGAAATCTAAGGTCGCCGGGCCCCGCCGCGTGCCACCTTACACGGCATTTCCGCTCACCCAACTTCCGCCCGTCCTACGTGAGTACACAGACGCCAGCGCTGCCGCTATTGGTTGCGATCCGGCGCTTGTAGCGCTGCCGGCTTTGGCAGTGGCCACTGCATGCATAGGCAATAGTTGCGCGATTCTTCTCAAGCGCGGATGGATCGAGCCGTCCGTGGTATGGGCCGTGACCATCGCACCATCAGGGCAGCTAAAGAGTCCCGGCTGGGCGGC